TAATCTAAATGTTCCTAATTTCCAATTAGTATCTACTGCCGTATTAGATATTGTAAGAGCTATAGCTCTACCTCTAGCACGTGTGTCTACTTTATCTGTTGTAGATGATACAGTAAAAGGACCTAACGATGAGCTTGCTGCTGTATCGTTTGGATAATTTCTTAAATCTAGTTGAACAATAGCGTTTCCTTGTTGTGCTATAAAATCTGGTATAATTCTACTAACTCTCATTATGTTTTCTCCATCACCTCTAAGATCACCTAAGTTAGTTGCAGCTCCTCTTATAACTTTTTGTGTAATATCATAATCACCAGATGTAATATTAGCAGGAATTGCAACCGCAGCTGTTGCTGCTTCTTGTTGATTAACTCCTGTTTCATGTTCAAAATAAATTGTAGTTCCATCTGTATTACCAGTTACATCAAAAGAAGTATCATTACCCGCATCGTATTTAGTTCCATGAGGTAAACCAAATACAGCTGAATCTTCCCATGTGCTTCTTGGAAATAATGAACTTGCGTTAGTAAACCATATAGGTCTTTTTGATGTTGAATCTAGATAACTATACGAAACTGCTCTGTTAACTACGTTAGATGTACTTGTTGGATAGAACCAAGTAATTTCACCAAACAAATTATTGATACCACAATAAATTAACATGTTAGATGTAGTGTTAAGATCATTATAAACATAATCTTCTACCAAACAATCCATAGATTCTAACTTACCAGTATATCTAAAGAAACCATTTTCTGACATCCAGTACGCAGCACCATCAACTTCTACTGCTGCATTCATTCCTATCAATCCACAGTTAGTACCAACTTGTTCAAAAGCAAAGGTAAAAGGAGTTCCAACAAATCTCATTGTAAATAAAGAAGTGTCGGTCCAAACATAAATTGCATTTCTACCAAGTTTAGCTCCAATAATCCGTGATCCATCGGCCAGTCTTTGTGTACCAGCACTATTTTCAGCTGTAGGTGTGTAATCATTTATATTTTCTTGAGATGAAAATCTTATAAACATATCGTCTTGTGTAGTTTTATCACCAATAGTTGTTTCTGTTCCAAAAAACACTAAGTGACGATCGGGAGTTGACACTAACATATCACGTGATGCTGTCGGTGCACCTGATATAATCGTAGCTCTTGTTGATGTTGCAGCTACTGCATCACCATTCCATTCAAAACATTCTCCGTTATGTATTAATGCAATAAGTGTAGAACCTAAGTTGTCCAAGGACCATAAACCAGGATCTGTTACTTGGTCAGTGTTAGCTGCAGGTGATCCCCAACCTGTAAATGATGAAGTATTAGTTACTGTTGCACCATTTAAATGAGTTGTTGGCGTTGATCCTCTAGCCCCTCTTCCTATACCTGTTAATTTACTTCCTGTAATACCTGTATATGATATTTCTTCTGTTCCTATAGTAACATGGTTTGTACCTGTAGATGGAAAACCACTTGTACTTGTTAATGTAATTTCTGTAGCAGAACCATTGTTTCCTCCTGAAGTAGCACTAATTGCTCCATTTAATGTAGTTGTTCGTGCACCTAAAATATTACCACCCCATAGTGATATACCCCAACCAAACGCTCCTATTTGTTCTGCTGGTCCTACATGGTAATATTGAAAATATGTTATACCACCTGATGTTGTTGCACCACTTCCTGTTTCATTACTAGGCATTGTAATGGTAATAGTAGATGTTGTTGGCACACTTGTTACCATAAATTTTTTATCAGCAAAATCTGTAGCTGTAAAATTAGAATTAGTAATAGTGCTAAAAGTTGATGCGTCATCAAATAATATAATATCTCCTGCTTGAAAATTATGTGAACCACTAAAAGTAAGTGTTACAGTCGGTGATCCGTTAGTCGTGCTAAACGCATTTGTAATAGCTGTACCTGATGGATTAGTTAAAGGATGGATGTCATAAAATACACCACCAGAATATACATATAAAATTCTATTAGTTCCTATAGCTGCAAATTTTGTTGACGTTTTGTTTACAAAATGATGTAAACCTCTGGCTACACCTGTTAATTTAGCTGCACCTAATTGATTCCAACCACCTATTTTTTCTGGTGTACCATATCTAAAACGTACATTTTCTCCGTCTATCCATTGAGACTCAGCTCCTGTAGATGTAACTTGTTTGTTGAATCCTGGTAAAAAACCTAGTTTTTGTAGCATAATTTGCAACAATATTACAAAAGACTTTGGTTTTCAATAAAATTGATCCAGCCTGTAACTATATATTTAGAGTATTTTTTAGATATCTCACTCTTGTGGGTGTGTGTAAAATCAGAAGGCCACAACACGGTTTTACCTTTTTTAGCTTTAACAGTTAGATTATAATTTTTAAATTGAGTTCCTCCATCTGGAACGTCGTTTAAATAAGTCATAAAAACCAACATTCTTGTGCTTGTAGAAAACCCTCTTTCAGAATGCCATAATTTAAAACCTTCATTTTTTTTATAATACTGAACATTATAACCTTCTGTTAATCCAAAAAAATCTAAATCACTCATTTCTGAAAATTCTTCAATGTATTTATGAATACATTTTATTAAAAAAGAATTGTAATCATTAAATATTTTAACATTACTTTTAACTGATACTGCTATGTCAGTGCTTACTTTAGCTTTATAATTTACCTCGCCGTGTCCTATTTCTGAATTAAATATTTTTCCAGGTACATGTAGTTTTTTATTTTTTTTAAAATATTTTAAAATGTCGTCACATAATTTAATAGGAGTTTTATACTCTCTTATAAAATTATTCATCTGTAATATATATATTTAAAGACAAACTAATTCTTTCTTTTGTATTTTTATTGGGTCGTACACTATGAACAAGGTGTGAAGGAAATATTAGTAGGTCGTTTTGTTTAGGGTTAACAACAAACTCTTGACTATTATAATAATTAAATTTAGGAAAAGATAGATTGTAAAATTGAAGAATTGTAAACGCAGGATTAGGATTTCTAAATACAATTGATCCACAATCTTTAGGTGCTTTTAAATAATAAACTAAAGAAAATTCTCCATCGTGAGTGTGGGGTAAATTATAAGAATCTTTTTTATTACTATTTATCCATAATGGAGATAATGTTACTATAGAATTTTTGGGTATATTAATATTTTTTAAAAACTCTACTACAGTTGGAGATACAAATTGATGAAATTTATCTACCGCAGATACACCTGATTCTAAAAGTTTAGTTTGAAAACCACCTTTGTTTGTTTTTTTTCTACCCGTTTTTAATTTTTTTTGTTTTTCTAATAAGTCAATTAATTCTTTATCTAAACCATGTGTGTTTTCTAGTTTAGTTTTAAACAACGGGGTTTGAAATATACCTTCTATTTTATCCATGTTTTAAATTCCTCCTTTGGAACATATGCACCCATACTAACAATTATTCTTAGTGTTTTTCCAGATACCGGAGAACAAGAATGTTCCCATTCAGATGCAAAATTTGTCCATCCTTGATTGTTTTTTATTTTTATTTTTGTGCCTTGTAAAATAGGTTCTCCACCTTTTTGTGAATTTTGTATCATAAATAAAAGTCTAAAATGAGCATTACCTTTATCATCTTCGGGATCACAATGAACATGCACATGAGTTCCTTTTAAAGCTATTACTCCTATAAAATTACCATAAATTTTTTCGGGATAATATTTTTTTATATTTAATTTTTGCATACATTCTTTATGAAACAATTTTATTTTTTTAGAAATTTCTAAATCATGTAGATTTAAATTACAATACTGTCTACCGTGTCCGTTAAATTTAAATAAATCTCTATTTTTATAATTAAGTTTTGCAAACTTTTTGATTTCTTTTGCTAAATCATCTGGAATAGTAAAGTCTAAAACAGGGTTTATTTTTTTATTAAATATTTTAATCATCGTGTTCTCCAAAATTCCATATCAAAATATCTTTTAATTAATTTATTTGGTAAAACATTTTTAGTTTTATTTCTAAATATTTTTTTAGACCTAATAGTGTGTAAAGGACCACCAAAAACCATATCATTATACATTAAAGAACCTAAAGAAAATTGATTTAATTCTTTAAATACATGATTTTTATATTCAGGAATTTCTAAAAAACCATACACGTCTCTTAAAAAGAGTTTTGGGTTATTTATTAAATTGTTGTATTCAAAAAACTGATAATTTTTACCTTCTGCAAAATTAATTAAATGTTTTATCCCTGCTAAAGATGTATCTATAAAACCATCTTTTTCCATAAGTATGTTACATTTTTCTTCTAACTCATCTCTCCAACACTCAGTAATTATTTTTTCATTGTACTTTTTATTTACAAAAAAATCTTCATTTTCTTGAGACAATTTTATAAAAGAAGAAAGTATTTCATTTACATCTCTTACTAATACTATAATTTTAAAATCATAATTAAGATATTTTTTTAACATATTATAATTATATTGACTAGACCAAGGACCTCTATCTACAACAAATTTAGTTTTAATATTTTTAAAATAATTATTAAATATGTTTTTACTTACGTTTTCAATACCCGATTGATTTGGAAAATTTTTATACCATTGTGTATTTTTAATTTCTTCTATTCTAAAAAAAATTTCTGGAATAATACTTTGCCCTGATACTGTAATGTCTGGATTTTGATTAAGTAAAGAACTTAACAATGTATTTCCAGATCTAGGTAAACCAGATATAAAAAAAATTTTCTTCATAGTTTTAATGCCATGTCTCCTAAGCCTATTTTACCTTTTACAAAAAAATCACAAGACACTAAGTACCTATCTAAATTAGTTTCATTTATACCAGAACTATGTTTTAAATGAGAAGGCATTATAACTAAAAGACCATCAAAAGGATCAAGAGCATATGTTACTGCATTAATCATATTATATGATTTGTGTTTAAATTGTAAACCTGCTGGTAAAAAAGTAAAAGTTTCAGGTCTATGTAAATGTAGTTTACCCGCTCCTTCTGTGTTTTTTAAATATAAAATAGCAGTTAAAACAGAGTTAGCATGGTAGTGTGGTTGAGTGTAATCTCCTTTACTGTGTTTTGTTACCCATGAATTTTTTATGTATAATTTACTTTCTTCATTTATTTCAAGAACCGTATGAAAATAATTTTCGGCATGTTTTTGAATTTTATTTTTTAAACTTTTTAATTTTTTGTTATCTAAAACAAATTTTTCTTTAGACATGTAACCATTATTTACATGTTTCATAAATTCTAATTTAGTTTCTAATAAAGTTTTTAAACTTTTAGAATCAATATTAATTATACTTTCATACACGGGTGTAGAAAATAAACATTTTACTTCTGGTTTTTCTTTCATTACTATCTTTCTATTATATAATTTTTTTAATAATTATACAATAATCCATTGCTGGTTTACTTCATCCCATTCATAAACATGGTCTAAATCACTTGGATAAGGTATAGGAGCTTCATAACAACCTGTGTTTTCATTAAAAATCCATGAATCATACATTCTTGGTTCATAAAAACAATCTCTTCCAGGGTCCCAAATTGAATTTGGTTGAGGCATGTTTTTTCTAAATTTTTTATGTTGTAAGTTTTCATCATAGGTATATTCACCTGTTTCAGCATTAACAACATAATATTTATTTTTTACAGTTCCATAAGAACATTGAACAAATGTTCTTTCACTACCAAACAATTTTTTTAAAAAAGCAATTCCTTTTTGTTCTTCTGTGTTATTTTCATCAGGTGTTATATTTTCGTTATCTATAAAAACAATATCTATTACAACGTTATCTGAATTTATTTCTGCAAAATTAGCCATTATTGATATTTATACCTTACAATTACACGGCCCGTACCACCGGAACCTCCGCCGCCTCCAGAAGCTGATCCTCCACCGCCTCCAGATCCTCTGGCACTAGTGCCAGCACCTCCAGATTGACCGCCTCGACCTGAACCGCCATTACCCCCAACGCTTGATCCGCCGTTAGCTCCAGAACCATCTCCTGCTCCTCCTCCGCCGCCTCCAGCGTAAGTTACAGAAGCACCTGTTATTGAACTTGCTGAACCAAAACCACCAACACCAGCGTTAGCTCCAGAAGTACCACTTCCGCCTCCGCCTTTACCACCGCCGCCGCCGCCAGCTCTTTGAAATCCATATCCACCTCCAGAACCTCCAGAGGTTCCTTGTCCACTAGTTCCAGATTTACCACCGCCATTGTCTCCGCCGCCACCTGAACCACCGGTTTCACCATTATTAGTTCCAGTCTGTGAACCTCTACCACCTCTAGTATTAGTTTCACCAAAAGCATTTGAGTTGCCACCAGCACCACCTGCAGTTATAGAATAAGCTTGTACGGTTACAGACACAGAGTTTTGAAACCTCATTCCACCTGCTCCGCCACCTGCTCCGTGGTTAAATCCACCATTACCTCCACCAGAAACAATCAAAACTTGTTATAGTCTGTGCACATATCTGT